TGCAGAGGGAATATAGTTATTACAATCCTCTCTTACATGCTGCTCTGCAACATATCTTGTATAAACAGGTTTACCATCTGAATTTGTAAATACTGGTCCAAACTTTCTTTCACATTCAAATATACCTTCACTGTGATGACGAAACATTCTGTGTAAGTGATTGCCCACCCAACTTTTTGTTGCATCTAACCAGTTATGTATATGTATGTAATCATCAGGACACCCACCGAACTTCTTTACAGAAGATTTGGCATGAATATTTGGATGTGCCATTAAAAGAAATGTTGTTTATTATCAGTACTAAAATCTATATCATCATAATAATGATCTTCACAAACACGTTGTGTATGATTAATATTAACTTTCCATGGAGTTTTTGTACAATCAATTATCATTTGACCGTATCCTCCATCATTATTAATCCAATCCCATTCTATGTGTTGACTTAACGTATCATATAATAAGTCATCCCACTCTGCTTCTACTTCACCATCTAATTTAACATCAATACTATTACCATTAATGTCTTCATATCTAGTTTCATCTACGCATCCGTCATCACCACCACCACTATAATCTACTTCTATTTTTGCTATATTGTGATCTTTAATCACTTGAACTGCTAGGTTTCTTTTTAACTTTGTTTCCATTTTTAATTAACTTAATTTCTACACCGGGGTTTTCCTTATTATATTCATAAGGTTCAAATACGGGTAGAATGTTTTCACAATTATCATCATCAATCCAATTATGTTTAACCATATCATCTTGCACTGTCTGTGCAGGATTAATATAATCAAACTTATGTCTAGATCCTCTGATGAATTTAAATGATATTTTAACAGGTAACTCAAGTTTAGATAGTTGTTTTCTAAACCCTTTTCTATACATATCATAGTATTTGGCTGTTGCTTTTCTATATTTAGTTGTTGCTTTACTGGACACAAAATATCTTCCTGTCCATCTACGTCCATTTTTACTACTTGGTACGTTACCTGGTATAAACCATTTCATAAAATACTTTTAAGTTTAACTTTTATTTCTTTATGAGCATCAACAAAACCTTTTTCTTTTACAAGATCAGCAATGTCTTTGCTACTATCTAACCATGTGCCGGAAATGTTATACAGCTCTTTGTACTTATGAACTGCATTATGTCCTGCAACATCATTATCAAATAAAGTTACAACTTTTTTATAATTTTTCTTAAAATTTTCAATCATATAAGGTTTTATTACAGTATTCTCTGAGTCAGGTGCAACAACTTCAATGTTGTATCCAAATTGTTTTAGACACATTGCATCTTTCAAAGAAGAACATATAACAAGATAAGGTTGTTTAAATTCTAATTGATCTAATCCTTGAAGCCAAGGTTTAACTTTAATAAATTTAAACTTCTTATTTCTTGGTTGATAAATTTTATAAACTTCACCTACACTAGCCCAATATCCATATATATAAGGCTGTTGTATAGTAATTCTGTCATTCTCTTTAACCATATGATAATAATCTATAGCTGTTACATTGTATTTATTTAATATATCCTCACCAATATTAAATTGTAACCAAAATTTCTTATCATAATTATTCCATGCTCTTACTACTACACCATCAACTTTATACTTTGCTTCTGGTTTTAATGTAGACTGTGTATATACACCTTTATCTGTAATAAACTTATTATAGTCTTGACCTATTTTAAATACAGCTTTAGAATAATCTATATTAAATAACTCTTTAACTAAGTCAATTCTATTACCACCTTTACCTGTAGAAAAATCTTTAAATTTATATTGACCCTTATCTACAAATACCCACATGCTTGGAGTTCTTTCTGATGGATGAAATACAGATTTAATCTGCACATTCTGTCCATTCAATCTTTCTGGTAGATCCAGATAGAACTCAAACACCCATGTACTTGGAACTTTAGATCCATCTAATATGAGATTCTTTGTACTTATCATGGCTAATAGAAAAGGGAGGACAAGCCTCCCCTCTCATTGTTAACTTAATAATAACTAATTATTAAAGCTCAAAATCAGAACCTGATCCTGAGTTTGCTTTAAATGGTGTTTCATCATTAGAAGTCTCTTTCTTAGCTAAAGCTTTTACATGCACAGCACGATCAAACTTAAGTAATCTAGAATTTTCTTTGTCTAATGCTTCCATTGCAATTCCATCTTTAGATATACGTGGTAAGTAAAGATCATTATTTACATAACCTTCTTTGTTTTCCCACTCACGGCCACCAATGCACATATTAATAAGCTTAGAAGCACCCATTAATCTGTCACATTCAGTCATAAACTCTTCTATAGTTTGTGCTTCAATAGAATCTAATCCATCTCTCATATCTAATGTTTCAGCAAGAGTAATCATATGCTTTAAAATCTCTTGATCTCTACTAATTTCTCTACCACTTGGTAATGTAGTATCTTTAAATGGAAAAGGACTAATCCTTACTCTACCAATTTGACCGTCATATCTACCTTTAGATTGATCATTATAGTCTCTAAAGAAACCTTCAAAGCCACCTCCAATAGGTGCAGTTTCTACATGTAAA